AACAAGACCGTAACGAGTTTTGAAACCAATCTTTGGTTGGAAAGTGCCAGTATCAACTGCACGAACCATTTGCAAAGGAACATATGGGCAGTAGAACAAACCAGCGTCATATGCATTAGAGCCTTTGTAACCAACAACTGCAAACTCAGCAGTAGATGAGGTCGGGAAGTACGGATCAATATAGACCTTGATACGACCAAACAGAGTACCAGCAAATGTGTTGCCAGTATCATCAACTGTCAAGTTAACTTGACTTTGAAGGGCAGAGTTGTAATCAAGAATGCCAGCCATTGCAAGAGCAGAAGCAACATCAGAAGAACAGATCAGGATGTTACCTTTCCCTCTACGAGTCGTTTTGGCAATAGTGTTTGCCTCACGCTCGATTTGGAAAGCAAGACCTTTAACTTTTTCAACCATCCAACGACCATTTGAATCGGTGTCTAGATTGAATGTGCCAGCAGTCGTTGTTCCAACCAAAGCACCTTGTTTAGCAGAGAAATAAACTGTGCGAACAACTTCACGGTTAATTTCAGCAAGAATCTCAGAAGAGAGAATGTTTGCGAGTTCGGTTTCTGCATCAAGACCATGAACTGCTTTCAGATCTTGTGCGAGTTCCATTGAGTACTCAGCTTTCAGAGCACGGGTCTTCGCAGTAACAGTAACTTTCTCAATTGAGAATGCCATTTCTTTGAATTCGCCAGAGTTCTCACCAAGAGCTTCTGCGGTAGCAGTAGTCATGGCGGTACAAGCCTGTGCGTTACCAGTGAAGGTGTTAGAACCATTCAACAGGTCAACTGCAAGTGCCGTTTGCGGACCAGCAACACCAGCAAAACCAGTATTTGCTTCGTTGTAAAATGCCTCAGTACCAGAACCAGATGCCACATTAGATGCGTTGTATGCAGAACGCATTGCGAAAATTAGACCCGTAGGACCAGTCATCGGTTGCACACCGCAGATGTCATAAGCGATGAGGTTAGGCAACGAACGGCGAACGAGAGAAATTAGAATTGGGTCAAAACCAGCACCAGGGCCTGCAGCAGCAGAACCGCCAGTGAAACCACCAGTTGTACCAACAGCGTTGGCTGGTGCTTCTTGTAGGATGTAACCTTGTTTTTGCATTTCAACAGCCTGATTCTCAAGAATCACAGCCGTTACTGCTTTACGATATGGATCGGTAATAGCAGGAAGGTCTGGATGATCAAGAACTCCAGCCCATTTAGATTGTAGTTGTTCAGACAAATACATTTAAATCTCCTTTAAAATTTACTTAATTACTGTTTTAGAAATAGCATTTGATACTGCGGCAACGAAAGGATCATTAATCTGTACTTTCTTGTCGTCTGTATCCATTACCTGCTCATGAAGTTGATCTTCATTGGCTTTTTTAACGCCAGATGGGAAATAGTTCTCACGAATGGTCTCAATTTTTTCTTTGTATTCATCCTCTGTGGAGAATTCAACACTCTCTGCGAGTGATTTGATTTTTTCGTATTGAGTTGTTGTGAGTCCATCACACACTTCACGGGTGATATTTGTTTTATGAGTTCTTCAACTTTACCAGCAAGTTCATCAACGAGGTCAACTTTTTCAGAAGGAACATCAATATAATGTTCGGCAAATAAATTGCGTAGACCAGCAATAAACTCTTCTGTAATTTCAGCACGAAGGCCTGATTCGATTGCGAGTTGATTCTCTTCAATCCATTGTTCAACGACATAGTTCAAATAGTCGTCAATTTTCTCAGTCAAATCTTTTTGCATTTGAGCAACAGACTCTTCTAACTGAGCTGCATATTTGGTTTCAATTTCTTCTTCAATCTGTGCAACTCGATCAGCAATACGAGCTTCAAAAATTGTAGAAACTTTAGATTTGAATTCTTCAGAAATGGTAGAATCATCGGCAAATAATGCATCGATATCTTCTTTCATTTTCATCTTCTTCTCTTCTTTATCATGCATTTTTTCAGCAATGACTTCTTCAGAAGTTTCTTCTACTTCTTCCATCTTAGCAGAAGCTGCTGATGGTTTGGTAGATATAGATGACTTATTCTTTGCAGAATTGTCAGGTGCTTTACCAGATGCATCGATTTTATTCGAATCATCATCGGGTTTAGAATTTTGAGGTGTTGGTCCGCCTAAATCTTGCACTTCAGCTGCAAGTTTTTCAGCAGGCATAGCTGGAGCAGACTTCTTACTGCCTGCAAGAACTTCTGCTGCGGCTTCCATTAGTTTTGATGTTGCCATTAGGAATCTCCTTATGATTTCTTATTTATAAAATTAAAGTTTTCTGAGGTAATTTTCGAATAATTTTAGAGCGGTTTCCTCTAGTTGTGATTTAGAAGCTTTTTGGATTGTTCTTTTGAAACGATCATGGTCTGCTTCTATAAACTTACCGTCAATCATCATCCATTCTTTGTTTTCCATAATGCCGTTAACGAAGGCACCAGGCGCAGAAGGATCAGCAACAATATCAGCCGCAGTTGCAAGTTTTAAATCATCTTGAACAAGATTGTAACCTTCTTTTGTTTGTTGTAGAGAACCAAGAGCTCGTGAAGATACGCCTACTTGAATATCATTGTTGATAAAATTCTCTACAATTTGTCCATATGGTGTACCAAGAATAAGTGCTTTACCGTAAAAGGTATCACCATCTTCTTCAAGAGAAACTATCTTATGAGATACTCGCTCATTAATTGATGGGGTATCTGGATGACCTAATTCACCAAGAGCACGATTGGTGTTGATGAATTCTTCTGTATAACGATTGACTTCATTACGAAGTGTATCCATTTTATACATACGATTATTTTTGTTGACTTGATTGCCAACTAAGAAAGTGCCTTCAATATAAAGCCTTCTCTGACCGTTTTCAGTTTTTTCGGTAAGATACTTTACACTTTCGATTGTTTCGGTAATGAGTTTCATGTTACATGAATCCTACAAGTGAGTTTGCATAAGAAGCAATTTTTGATAATTCTAAGAATAATGTTCCTCCAGTTGTAACTGTAATTACTACATTTGAGGTACTATTATTTGCAATTGAATAACCCCATTCATCACCACGAAATTCACCTGCATTGTGTAGTGTAGCAATCGTATTGCCATTACGAACAATAGTAATGTTTCCATTTGTAGACCAATTAATTCGTTTGATACTAGCCGAAGTTACAGTTTCATCTGCATTGGTTGAAAGAGCAGAAATATTGGCAAAATATGTGCCAGTGCCCTCAACACGAACAATTGATGCTGAACGGAGTGTATTTGTGATTTCGATTGCCATTTATCTTAGTCCTAATGATGCTCGTCTTCT